TCGTCCAGGAGGACGCCGTAGGCCCGGAGGGGTTCCGCCTCGCCCCGGAGGCCGGAGGACAGTGCCGCCGTCGCCTCCTCGACGCTCGTGTTGGAGAACGAGGCCATGTCGGTAGCGAGTTGGGTCAGACCCGTTGAGAATTCGACGTTGTCCTTGCCGGCCAGGCCGGCAGCCTTGCCGTAGACGCCGAATCCGGCCACCGCGTTCTTGACGGCCAGGTTGGACTGGCCGAGGGACTTGGCACCCTTCTTGGCGAACTCCTCGACCCCGCCGGAGGCATCGCCGAATATCTGGTTGGTCTTGGTGGCAACCTCGTTGAGATCGCTTGCCTGCGCGATGGAATCGGCGAGGATGTCCTTGACTTTGCCGGCGGCAAACGCGCCGGCCATGATCCCGCCGACGGCCTTCATCGCCTTGCCGACGCCACCGGCGAACCCCTGACCGGCTGCCTGGCCGGCACTGTCGAGGTCGACGTTCCTGAATGCGCTACCGATGGCGCCCTGCACGCCGTCGAACGTCGGGATCAACTGGACGTAGGCGTTGGCAATCGTCGCCTTGCCGGCCATGGATTACCCTGCCTTCCAACGTCTCCGGAACTCTGCGATGCTCATGGGCTCGCCGGTAATCCGCTTCGTACCCTCCGGCAATTCACCCGGTCGGGTCATCGGTTTCGGTTTCGGCGCCGTCTTATTGCCCGCCCGCTGCCAGTTGGCAGCCTGAAGGACGAAGAGGATGCCGGCCAGGATCTCCTGTGTGTAGGACCACTCCGCCTTAGGGCCTTTCTCGAACCGGTAGACGGCAGATCCTGGCACGGCATACTCCCATGCGGACGCGATGGCGCGCAACGACAATCGATCCGGGTAATCGTCCAGGGTATACCCCGCCCGGAGGAGGTCAGCCTCCAATGCCCGCCACCTTTCGGCGGACATGCAGAGGAGGCCAACTATTCCCCCAGGTCGATCCCCGAATGCTCGGCCCACTGCCGGGAGAACTTCTCGTTGAACTCCTCGAAACCCATCTCATCGATGGCCGCGAGTTGCTCCTTGTTGCAGTCCCGTTCGATCACGAAGTAGGCAATCTCGATCGGTGGCTGCGACCTCATCCGGCGGAGTTCGCCCGCCGTCCGGAACGGCTTGGCCAGCGAGGTTACCGTGATCTCCACCCCGGAATCGGTGGTATAGGTGAACGGTTCGCTGCTACCCGGTCCGACCGGGCTATTCGTCTTGGCCTTGGCCAACTTTGCGGTCATATCTCATGAGTCCTATTCTCGATCAGGGTCCGACGGGGGCCGGCTCCGCATACCAGATAGCCGTATCCCCGTTGGCATCCGGGTAGCACGTCAGGGTCACCGGGATGAGGACCGCGCCGGTCCGGGTGAAGGTGAGATCCCCTCGGTCGGTGATCTGGCCATCGGCCACGGTGATCCGCATATGCCGTTCGCCGTCCAGCATATTGACCACCCAGGCCTTGCGCGGGGCCTCCTTCACGTTCAGGTGGATCTCCAGCGCACCAAGGGTATCGGTGACATTGTCGTCGCCGAACGCCGCCTTGGCCGACCGATCGTTGATCTCCAGGAACGAGAACGCCAACGTGACCTGAGACTCGGACTTGATCCGCCGGACGGTATCTCCGCCCCAGTCCTTGACATCGTTCCAGGTCTGGGCGTCCGCCATCGTGACGCCGTCCTCTGAGATGTAGCCGGAATCCTCGAACCCCGCGCCGACCGGCGTCGAGGCATCGGTTGGCAGGGCGGTTCCCTTGGGTGCGGACATGATGGCACCGGCCACCCGATCCGGGGAGCCGACATAGATCAGGCCGGCATCGAGTTCCCCTACTGGAGTTGTCATTGCATGACTCCCTTGGTTGAGACAACCTGCGCGGCACGGATTGCCACCAGGAACGATTGCGAATACCGGAAGAGATCGGTTCGCGTCGGATTGCTATAGGGACCGGAGAGTTCGCTCACCTGGTAGACCGGATGGCCACCCAGCGTGACCCCTCCCCAGAGGTCGTTGATCAATGCCCGCACCAGGTTCGCCACATGGGCGGCCGAGCCGTTGTCCCCGGAGACGGTGTCGATGGTGATCTGCGCCTGGTCGGTGACGAGATCCCGTCTCGCGCCACCGGTCCGGATGAGGACGATGTAGGAGGTTGGGCCGATCGGCGCCCGATCGCCGACCGGCCAGTCGACACCCAGAGGCGGAAGACGTTCCGCCAAGTAGTCGATCAGGAGTTGTTCGCTGTCGGGGTCGACGATCATGCGTTCCGCCCGGCATCGAGGGAGCGCGTCAGAACATGCTGCTCCGCCTCCGCCACTCTGGCCTCATGGCTGACCGTCTTCACGCGGCCATGGACGCGATCCTTGCCTACCCAAGTGGCCGAGTTGAAGTGCTCCGCAGCACGTCTCGGCGGGGCGCCCATCGCCGACTCGGCGGTATCCCGGATGTTGTCGGCGCGGGCCTGCACATCCTTGGTGATCCCCTCATCGGTCTGGAGGAACCGCTTGATCTCCTCCGAGTTCAGTTTGATCTCGACCTTTCCGAGCTTGAATCCACTCGGCTGCGCTCCGGCCCCGGCCACGAACCGACCGCGCGAATCACGATTCGGCGCCATCATCCCTCCCATGCCGCAAGTAGGAACTGGACGTGATCGAGGAACCCCGGACTCCAGGTCATCGCCTCTGAGACCGCCCGGAAGGACTCCCCGGGGTGATCCACCAGCCACACCCGGTCGAGTGCGCCTATGGCCACCCCAGCCGGTGTAAACAGGCGGATCCGCGCGCCGAGTTGATCCCGATGGGCCCGATCCTCGTCCCCGGCAATCGGCTGGACCGAGCAGCCGAGGACGGTCACGATCTCCGCCGGTTCCTGCGACCAGTCGGCGACCTCCGACCCATGGACGCTCATGGTCACCGGCCGAGCGATCTGGATCGACTGGTTCGCGATGCCGGCCGGCAGTTTTCCCGGTCCGATGGTCGAGAGCGTGCTCATGGCTTGCGCTCCAGCGCATAGGAGGCGATGAGCACGGCCTGAGGTTCCGTCAGACTGACCCCGGTTGCGCCTCCGGCGGATGACGCCGGCATCGAGATGCTCACGCCTCCGACCGCCTGAGCCGTGTAGCCATAGGGGTTGGCAACATTCCTCGCAACGATCCCGAGGACCAGTTGACTCAGGTCGCCGACATCGGCCAGGTCGAACCCATGGCTGATCGTCGTGGTGATGCCGGCCAACTCGAGGGTCCAGCATCCCGACCGCTTGCGCACCCGGCCGGTGAATGACCAGGTCAGGTCGACCAGCGGATCGGCCGTCCAGGACCAGTCCCCGGAAACCTCGACCAGGGACGTGATTCCGGTCAACTTCAGGGTCGGCAGGATGAGGGTCGCCCGCCCTCACCGTCGAGGACGAGATCCTGAACGATGTTCGGCGCGATATGCCAGCCACAGAACCGGCGGATGCCGGCCGATGCGGCGTTGAGCAGATCATCGATGTTGGCCGGTGCCGCCTGCCCGGTCATCGCCTCGTATTGCTCTCTGGTTGCGAGCGGCGGAAGAGGGGTAGGTCCGGACACCGTTAGCCTCACTTATTTTCGGGCGTGACCGCCTTGTTGCTGGGCCGAACGGCCTTGGCCCCACGAGCCTTGGCCTCCTCTGCCGAGAGGAGGAACGTCCGCCCGTCGATCTCGTATTCGCCCAGGTCGGAACTCGCGACAGTGGTTGCGCCGGCGCGGGTCTCATCGGTCGTGTGTGTTTCGATCGGCTCTTCCGGTTCGCGGATTACCTTGCGTGCCATGGTGTCTCCTTGGAGTCGGGCCGGCTGCCTCCGGGCATGGTCGGCAGCCGACCCGAGTATCTACTCGGCGGGATCGGTGAAGGTGAAGGTCTGCGGCCCGGACTTCAGGCCGGAATGCCAGACCCGGATCTCGGCCGTTCCGGCCTCCTCAACCTTCGTGGGATCGACGGTGATTCGCATCACCGAGGAACTGACCCAGGTCGAGGCAATGGCCTGACCTCCGAATGTGACGCGCGCCAACCCCTCCAGGTACCCGGTGCCCGGCAGATTGACCGTCAACGGCGCTGAGCCGGCCTCTGCGGTGGCAGGAACCGGCGCCCCGAGGATGGGCGAGGCGAGCGCGATCCCGCCGGTCTCGGCGAGATCCCCGGCGTCGAGCAGGAATGTGTAGAACAGATCCTGGTCGATCTCGACAACCGCCTCCGACAGGCCGGCCATATCAGGTCAGCGTGATCTTGACGAAGGCAGCCGGCACCCGGACGGCCAGCCCGAGACGCTCCTCTGCGCGGACGGTGACGATGTTGTTCTCGAAGTCGTCCACGTTGGAATTGGTCGAGGAGACGGTCACGCCGCCCTTCCGGTAGACGGTGCTGGCCTGCCGGAAATTGCCGACCAGGACGGTCTTGGCCGCAATGGCAGCCGTCACGACGGTCGGCAGGCCCCAGACCGATGGCTCGATCGGGACGCCCCCGCCATTGCCATAGGCACCCGTGAAGGGACCTCCGCCGTAGTACTGCTGGTTTCCATCCTTCATCAGGCGGAATACCTGGTAATCGTCCGGATGGATCACGACGCCATCGGCAGCCATGCCGGTAGCGGTCTGGACCTTTGTGGCCGCCCGGAAGATTGCGTCCAGATTGTCACCGGCACCCGTGCCGGCCTCGGTCTGGATCCCGGACCTCTGGAGGATGCCGCGCAGGTTCGGCGCGGTGCCGTCCCCGTTGAGGATCTGCGCCTCCTCGAAAATTGCCAGGTCGTAGAGCAGCCGAGAGTTGATCTCCGAGACCAGGAATGCCAGGTCATCGATCATCTCGTCGGAGAGCTTGATGAAACCGGCGATCTTGGAGATGCTCTCGGTAACGGTCGAGTACAGGTAGTGGAGCTGGGGCTTCTTCCCACCTTCCGCAACCGTGGTGAACCCGCCCTCGCGCGCACCCTCCACGAAATAGGTGATGCTCTGGCCCGAGAGCGTGCCGCTGCCACACAGATCCGCAACGACCGGCTGCCGCCGATAGCCTCGCGTGACCGAGGTGTCGATGGTGGTCAGGGCCGGACCATAGGGGCCATCACCGGTCAGTTGGGTATCCCCGGCAGCCTTCCATTCCGGGACCGCGATCGAGGCACCCGGCCGGTTCTTGAACGAGAGCAGTTGCGCGGCCGCATGCTTCACGAAGTGCTCGCCCAGGGTGGCGGACTTCTCCGATGGCTGCGCGTTGTGCTTTCCATCCGATCCGATGGACATCAGTTCGCGGAATACGGAGTCGGAGACGGCCGCCGCGCGCTCCTGATCATCGAGTGACTTGGCCTTGGCCACGTTCTCGTTGATGTGATTCAGTTCGGCGGTGGTGAGGGCGCGTGCCTCACTCTTCGCCCGTTCGGCGATGTTGCGAGCCTCCTTGACGAGGCTATCGCGCTGTTCCAGCAGGGTAGGCATTACCTAGATCCTTCCAATTCGATGATTGACAATCCGGCGAGAACCTCAGCCTCCGACAGGGTTTCGGGTTCCTTGGACGTGGCCCCGCTGGGCTCCTTGTCCGTGACCTTCGTTCCGGCGGATGACTTCTCGTCGTCGCTGCCTCCGGCAGCATCCAATACGGCAGCCAGTGCCTCGTCCGCCGACTTCAGAGCGGACCGGGCATCCTTGATTGTCTTCACATTTTTCTCGCTCAACACCCGGCCGGCCTTGCCGAGGATCCCACCGAAGTCATAGGCGATGCCTCGCGGTCCCTTCACCCCGATGAGTTCGGTGGCAGGATTCGCGCCGACCGGCGTGGGCCCGACCTCGTACAGGTCGAGATCGGTGAGTTCCATGACGTTATCGCCCTCCTGCATACCGCCGGCAGGGACGTTGAACGAGAACGAGAACTGGGTGACCCGACGCTGCCTCAGGAGGTTGTGAGTGGCAACCGCTTTCGCGTTGTCGAGGTCGAGTTGTGCCTTCACATAGAGGCCCTCGTCCGTCTCCTTGGCCTCCAGCACATGGCCGATATTGAAGTCGGGGTCGTCCAACCGATGCGACCAATAGACCGGAATCGGGTCGCCCGAGTCCTCCCACTCGGCCAGCGTTCGCGAGAACGCACCCGGCATAACCACTTCACCGTAGGAGTCCTTGACGCCGAACACGGATACCAGCGCCTCGAACTGACCGGCCGCACCAGCCGAGGTCTCCTCTCCGGTATCCGGATCCTCAGACCCATCGTCCTTGCCCCGGAGTTTGATCCGGGCCGGAAAAGTCTTACTGCGCATGGCCCCTCCTAGGGCTAGTGATGGTTGGCGATGACGAGATCACACTTGCACCCGGAGGTTTCGTCCGGTCCCAGGTTGGCGTCCCCAGGCCAGTCGGCGCCGTTGCTGAACTTCGAGTCGATATCGACCGTCTCGTTGTTCATGCGCGGGTGCCGGCTGTCCTTGGAGTTGACCTTCCACGTCTTGGTGGCCTTGCCGCCGACCTGGCGTTCGGATTGCTTGCCCGCCTCGCACATCGCGATACCGGCCATAACCGTTGTGAGACTGATCGACTGGAGATCCGCCCTGGACGACTTGGCCGTATCGAATACGTCGCGCGGTATCGGCGCACCCTCTTCGCCGGCGCGATTCAGGCAATCGGTAATTTGTTCCTTGGTCGTTTCGTTGATCTGCTCGGCGCGATACCGGATCACGTCGGTCAGGTAATCGATCACCGATTCCATGTCGAACGGATCCGGCATGTCGAGCTGGCCGAGGACGCGGGTCCCGAGTTGATCGACGACGCCGGCCGATACCTTCATCAGGTCATCGGTCAACTCCCGATTCCAACGATCGGCATTCCACCAGGGCTCATCGGACTTGTTGTTCAGCGCGGTGAGGACGACCTCGGACTGATGCTGGTAGAACCCGGCCAGCGTCCGCCTCGTGGCCTCGATCTGCCGATCGGTTGCCCGATACTTCGACATGACGGCCGTTGAGACGCGCTCTGCCGGCCGATCGACCATGGTCCGGGGTGATCCCTCCAGCCGGATCGGCGGAGGCGCCGATAGCGGCGTCTGCGGTGATGGCTGGCCACCCTCCGTGACGTTCATCGGCACGATCAGCTCATCGCCGCCCTCGATCGGCGGAAGGTTCTGCCGCGCACGGTATTCGTTCCTGGTCATGTACGGCCCGCCGACCGCCATCGAGGCGACCTGCGCCTGTTCCTCGAACGATCCCTGAAGTTTCTCGTTGATATTGAACTCGACGTATTCATCCGCCGGTTCGCCGATCATCGGGAGGAGGAAGTTATTCATCCGCCCCTCCAGCATGGCCAGCCATGGACCGAGGGTGTCGCCGTAGAGCATCCGCCGGAATTCCCGGACGTTGCTGTAATTCGCATTGTCCAGCAATCCGAGCATTGTCGGATTCACATGGTAGACGGACGCAACGGTTGTCAGGGCCAACTTGCTGGCCTCGACAAACTCATCCTCGACCGCGCTGAATCCGATCCGGGACAGACTCATGCCGTCCTGAAGGATCGGCGTGCCTCCGGCATCCATGCCGTTCCGGCCGGTGTAGCGCTCATTCCACTCGGTCCGGAACCGGGTTTCGGCCGTCTCCGACCACTTCGGCGCATCGACCGGCCGGGTGATCACCGTCCCGACGCGCGCCCCGCGCTCCCACCGCTGGCCTCGATAGACCACTGCGGCAATCTGTTCGGCGAGGATGGCCTTCAGGGTCTCGGTCGGCGCCACGCCGAGGATCAAGGTCTCGGGGTTCCAGCCATGGAAGTAGACGATCTCCTTGGCCGGCACCCGGAGGGTCGACTTGCCGGGCTGGCTGACATACCAGTATTCCGGGGAGATAGCGTCCCCACCATGCGGTTCCGCCACCCAGGCGGACGGCAGCGGATCGATTCGCCAGCCGGTCGGCCGTTTCGAGTCCCGCCG